TAAATTATTAAAGGTATTTCTATATATACCATTATATGTTGCATCTACTCTATTACAATAAATCATTTTCTCACCTCATTTTGTTTGGAAATTTGGCTGATCGGCCGTGAATAGAATTGCTTCTATATTAGATTATTCTCTATTCGAAACTTCTTTAATTCATCTTGAATCATCTTTTGTATATCTTCTTTATCAAAAGATATATTTGCTACTGGAATAACATTTTGATTTAGATTAACTTCTCCAACAATAGCTTCATCAAATGCTTTTATAAATATTTCTGCAATCTCCTTTTCATAGTTACCACAAAGTCCATTGTAGTCTATATCTGCGATTACTCTTGAAAAGAAATCCTTGAATTTATCTCTTATAAAATCTCGTTCGTATTCTCTTGGAATATCAATTGTTAATTTCACTATTTCACCTCATATCCACTTCTCAATCTCACTAAACACATTACCTAACGAATCAACAATCATCAGATCCGTATCCTCATTCAACAACACTTGAATTTTCTCCCTATTGATAACAACCAAATGATTACCACTAAAATAAGAGATATAATTCGCTGCTGGATAAACCTGTAATGAAGTACCTCCAATAATCAACATATCGGCTTTACTAATTGCTTCAACAGCACCATTTACCGCATCATTAGGAAGATTCTCTCCATATAAGGTTACATCAGGTCTGATCAAACCTCCGCATTCACATTTTGGAATTGCCTCTTTAGTATCGAATAAGAAATCAGGATGATATTCTATTTTGCATTTGCTACAATAATTTTTCTGAGTAGTTCCATGAATTTCAAATACATTCTTACTACCAGCTTTCTGATGAAGTCCATCAATATTCTGTGTTACAATAGCCTTCAACTTGCCTATTTCTTCCATCTTAGCAAGTACCTTATGAGTAATATTTGGCTCAATGTTCCTTGTATCCATCTTCTGACGATAGAATTCATAAAATACTTTTGGATTGTTATATAAACATTCTCTACTCAAAAGATACTCTGGCTCGTATTTATCAAACTGAACATCATGCTGATTATATAATCCATCCTTGGAACGAAAATCTGGAATGCCACTTTCAGTAGATACACCTGCTCCACCAAAGAATACAATATCATTTGATTCTTCTATATATTCTCTCAATTTTTCGTACATATTACCTCCAAAATTCCGCAAGAAATGTGCGTTTCTTCCTAATATAGTTTATATACCATATATAGTATATATTGTGTTTTATAGTTACTATATATGGTATATTGATAGAGTCAGTAGGCTATAACACCTACCAACTCTTGAATTATTTATTCTTCTTACGTTTTCCTACAATAAAACCTGCTCCAAAGCATACACCAAGACAGATTACGAAAACTCCAATGTTTAATACAATCATTACTTATTACCTCTCTGTCTCTTCATATCATCAAGGATCTGACGGGCATTGCGCTCTCTTTCAGAATTAGCAAGTCTTCTCTCATTAGCCTGTGCGCTAGAATCATATGCAATTCTACTTCCTTCTGCACGTTCTCTTGTCTTTCTTGCTCCTTCACGAACTCTTTCAAGCATTCTATCGCTCTCATTATTCGTATTAAGACTATCCATACTCTGATGAAG